CACATCCAGTAAATGAAGTTGTGCCAATTCCAGTATATGTAATAATCTCATCATCAATTTTTAAAAGTCCATATTTTTCTGGATAACCATGTGTTGAATCTACAAAGATTGTAGAGGAGTATGATTCTGTATCTGTAGATAATCCAGTATATTCTGTCAGTGCAGCGCCAACATATGTTTGTAATTTAGTATATCTGTCAAGATTCTCAGCAATGTTTATTGAACCACCCTGATATTCTTGAGAGATATAATACTGTTTCATGAAATCCACAAAAAGTGGACTTTCAGACTGAACAAACTCAGGTAACTGATTTTCAATTACCTGATTGATTTCAACTCTTTGTATTGAGGTATCTATCATTAATATCCGCCACCGTAGCTAGATCCACCACCTGATGAAGATGTAGGAGTCGTGTTAGTCGTAGTTGTTGAACCCATAGTTGAACCTGAGTAAGTTCCACCACTTGTTGTTGTAGTTGCAGTTGAAGAAGCTGTGGAGGGAAGAATTGCTGCAGCAGTTGATACAGGAGAGTTAGATTTTCTCGTGAAAGTAGGAGTGTAGTAACTGTGTGTATGAACAAATCTAGAACCAGATGTATTTTCACCTGATGCAATTAAATCTTGAACCATATTAATTGTTGTGTTTGTCATATCAAACTTGACATATAAGTCACGAAGTCCTACGATGTCATTTGAGTGTGGAATTGCTTGAATTTCAATCACACCGTTTGCAACTACTGTTGAAAGTATATTTACAGTATCTATAAGAACTTCACCAGTCATATAATCAACAGTTCCAGCATTTTTCTTTACGATATTTGGGGTTCCACCCTCAATGTATGTAAAGAAGAATATTCTACCTTTTTCACGATTAATTACCTCGTCAGCAAGATAAACAACACCTGTAACTCCTTCAATTGTAAATCCTGTTGATACTACATTATATGCACTCTCTTGAGTATGGAATCGATTACCGTAACAAACCTCATATTGAGCAAATTGACCCAAAACTGCTTTTAAATTACGTCGAATTGTGACAAGAGTGATATTTGACGTGATTGATGAATCAACACTATCAATGAGTGACACAGCCTTACTATATTTGAATCTACCACCAAATTTGTTTACATCTATTGAACGTGAATACTGTGTGAGAGCATTTGAAATACCAGTTTTAAGATTATTTGGATCATCATTCAAACTTGGATTGTAATATGGTGTTGTATTAAGTTCAACAAACAAATATTTCAAATCAATGAACTCTGGCACAATTCCAGCAACTGCGTAACTTTTTAATCTTTGAATTAACTCTCTTTTTGTCTCATCTGATAAGAAATCACCATTTCGAGGTTTAACTGATATAAAAACTTTACCAAAACGAGGTGGACTCATCTCCTCACCACCAAAAGCAGTTACAGATTCTACGTTTGGATAAATGAAACCTAAAACTGACTCATAATCAGATGCCGTGACTGCACGATATTGAGAGGAGTAAATTCTTGGAGCAAAATACTTAATTGATGAGATTGATTCAATATCATCGCCATCTCTTGACTTTTCATCAGTCGAAACAAGTGATATAAGGTCAGCATTAATTGCTGCACCGTCTTGATTTGTAATATTTCCTACAAAACTAAATTCTGAAGCACCATTTCCTTCTCTTCCATCAGTTACTATGTAAGAAACTGTAATTACGTTACTATTTGATAGTTTTTTAGCAATTACATTGTCACCAAAGATTAATTCATATCTTTCATCTTCAATTTCTTGTAATAAGTAAGAATTTGATGTTGATGTAACTCCAACAATGTTATCAATCTGTTTATATGTAACTGAGGTGTTTGATGAGGATGATGGTTTAACCTTAACTTGAATTGTTGACGTATCAATGAAGGAATTATCAAGAATATATCTTTGATTGAACAAAGAAGTATCAACAGTGAAGTTTTGTGAGATATAAACACCTTCGTATATTTCAATATTACTAAATTCAGCAACTCCGTTTACAACAGGGACTGTAATATCCTCTGGAATACAAAATATGTAATTTGTATTATCTCCAGCACCATTACAGATGATTCCAGCGTTAATTGTAAGTGTTGATGTATCTGTTAGTCCATCAACAGTAAAAGATATTTTTGCTCTTGCTGATCTACGAGACCTTGGAACATATCCGATGTTTCTGGCAAGTGCAACGACATTTTCTCGAAGTGTAGCGGAATCAAGAAAACACTCATTTGCTGCCATGTTAGTATTGTAGGCAGTTGTATATGTATTATATGCTAATGCATCAATAATTATTGAAAGATTAGACCCTTCAAAATCATAGTCAGTAAAATTTGTATTCGCCCTCAGATAATCTCTGATTGACGTTTTAATTTGATCAAAATCTAAATTAACATATTGTCCGAAAGCCATTATACTCTAGCTGGGAATAGGAGAACGTCTACTTCTTGTGTTGGTGCTGGAATTCCAGTAATATCATATTGAACTGTGCAATTCATTTCATTTGTATCAGGTGCAACTGTGACAGTTACATCAATATTGCTAATTCTTGGTTCATAATTAAGTAAAGATGACCTAATTTCATCTGAAACTCGTATTTCATTCAAATTTGTATTCAAATCGAACAAAGATTCATTAATAACTGAACCAAAATTAGGTTCAAATGGTTTTTCACCAAGAATTGTGAAAATTATGTTCCTTACAGACCTTTTTATAGCATCTTCATTACGAATTGTCACCACATCATTCGTCACAGGATGACGTTTGAACGATAAGTTGATATCTTTGAATGCTCTAGAAGCCACTATTTACACAAAAAGTTTCCTGTTTTTATTTATACCGCTTTTTCGACCAAATTCAGGCCAAGTATGACAAGAAACATGACTTTCAGAAAGTGCAAAAAGACATGTAACACCACATGGATTGAATTTATGTGTATATTCATTCAATATTGTCATTTCTGCTTTCAAAATCGCACGAGTAAAGATATCACGAAGAAAATTTGGACTATTTAAGTCCTCAAAATACCCATCATAGACATCTAATATCAAATGTTCCGACATTTTACTCAATTACTTCTGAAAAATCGTCTTCTAACACTTCTTTGAGATAAGATTCATCCCAATAATCATAATAATTTGTTTTTGCAAGTTTTTTTCTTGCTTCTGTGAGTTCTTTTCTCGGTTGGCACAACACTAAATTGTATTTTCCGTTACTTGTTTGTATATTTTGTATATATGTCTTTGTTTTTCCGTGATCTGCAATAAATTTATAGTCAGGATAGTTTCGATTATAGTCATCTACAGCATCATATAGAAATTGTGCTTCAATATTATCTTCAACAACATAAATTACAACATCAAAATCTGGTTTTGGTGTAATTTTACATAATTTTTCATCTAAAATCTTAAAATTAGCGTTTGATGCATAAGGGCATATCGCAAAATTACCTAATTCTGGTCTAATTTTTGATAATTGACCAATCCAATGTAAAATATACCTAGTTTTGTTGTCCATATGCAGTATTTCCAGCACCTACATTCATATCAACTGATCTTTCATCGGGTGTTGTCCAGAAATAATCGTCACAATCGCCTAATCGACCCCAGTTCACGTCATTCTCAACCTCAAAAATTCTTGTTGATACTTTAAAGTCAGGAGTTTTTACCTTTTCAGGCGTCATGGAGGTATCATAGATGCGACATCTGTTGTTTGGATATAGTGCAAACTGTCCATTTCTTAATTGGATCAGATTAAATGACTTATGTTCATCTGGCATTTCACTTGTAGACGCATCAATCTGATCAAAATCACCATGATAATTATCAAGAGTACAAATGTATTGTCCTTTTTGATTGCCAAAGTGTCTTGTACGCAGTTCCCATTCCATTGGAGCGACAAATTGTTTCACTATGACAGTAAAATCATAGTCCATACAGTTCCAAAACTGAAGATTGACCAAATCCATATCGGGATCTGGTATTTTCGGAGAGGAGAGGAAAGCGCTTATTGGTAACTTATCATACATTGCACCATACTCAGGAAGATAAGTCTCAAAGTAAAAGGCACGACCCTGTATTGATTTTGCACTTACCCATAAACCTTCCACAAACTCACCATGACCTGATTGAAAGTCTGTCAAATATTCTTTTCTAACCCATACCTTCTTTGTAGGAAGGTTTGCTATGTAGTTTGCCATGTCTTAAAAAAGTCCGAAATTTCGTATCCGTCTAATTTTGCTTTGTAATCTGATGATTCACCCAGATAATAGTAATCATAACCTAATCTTTTATATAATGCAATCTCACTCTTATTAGCTACATGTCCAAGACTTAACTTCTTATTCTTGTAATTCCATGCAAATTGATCCGCCCACACACTATTGACACTCTTGAAACGGTATGCAAGAGTAAATGCAACCAGTTCATTGCCGTCATAATATCCAATGATGTCAGAATGATCTAACTCAAACTCTTCTCGGAAGATTGGTACAACATCCTCAAAACCTTTGTACTCAACATATTGTTTATATATCTCTAAGCATCGACCAAAAGAAGAACTATCAAGAATACGATAGTTATGGTACTCCTGATAGTTTGTATCTTTTAATCGAATGCGACAATACATTAACGACCTTGACCTCGATATTTTTTCTTTTTCTTATTCCGACTAGTTGCGGAAAGAATTGTATTCACTGATTTACCTTGACGAGTCTTCTTAGGGCGAGACTCAATGGTAGGCCCACCTAGACTAAAACGAACTGCCATTAATTTCTCCTATCCTTATTTAAAGGTGATGCAAAATAGTCACGATTCACAAAGTATAATAATACAAGAGTGAATAAAATACCAAAGAAACCAACAATCAGTATTGGTGACTCTGGAATATCATATACTGGAACGGTCATCACTTCTCCTTGGTTACGTCAATGACTTCAACTTCGTCTGGGTCGATTGCATTTTCAACACCTTCGTCAAATCTCTGAACCAGTATCTGCATTGCATCATA